AAAATGGAACAGAAGGATTGTTCCAAGACACATCTTATTATGGTTGATATTCCCAAAGCGTTTAACAAACAGCGCTTAAGTACTGTGTTTACTGCAGTCGAAACTATTAAGTCTGGCATCTGCTCTGACACTCGGTACAAGGCACGCGAAGTCTGGTTCGCATCTCCAGTCATCTGGGTGTTCTGCAACTTTGATCTGCCCACTCACTTACTCTCTCGTGATCGTTGGCGTTACTGGACTATTGATAGTGACTTCCAATTGGTGCCCGATACCTCGCGGCTCTCACGACCACTGCTTCCTTAAAGGTGAGCCACGTGAGCCAGTAGGTTAAGTATATATATATAGAGATTTGGTACTGTTACAGCGCAGCGCCCAAATCTCGTTTCCGCCCCGGGTAGTTTCTCGACCCGGCCCCAGCGGAGCGTGTAACCCGCGCATGCGGGGAACTAAGCGTGAGCGTAGACCCCCCGTATTGTGCGGAGCGCAGCGACGCCCGTTATGGAAATTTATTTTCTCCTTATTATATATTATTTTACTAAAAAAGTTTACACTTTTTACACCACACATTTTTATGTCATGCCTCGCCGCAGTTTTAAGGGTCGCACGTTTCGTCGCCGCTCTCGTAAGGGCTATGGGAAGGCCCGCAGAGCCTCCCGTGTTCGTTCGGCGCGCTACCGAAGACCACGAGCAACGCAGACGCGCCTGCTGCGTGGACCCATTAACCGCACCTGCGTAGCCAAACTGAAGTACTGCGAGACAGTTACTTTCACTCCCGGCGCCGGTTTTCTCTATGGATATGAATTCCGTGCCAACGATTTATTCGACCCCAACAAGACTGGTACTGGACACCAGCCCATGGGGTTTGACCAGCTTATGGTCAACTATCAACACTTTACTGTTATCGGTTCTAAGATATCCGCTAATATACATGGCCCCGCTGGCAAGATCTGCCTTATGGGGGTTGAACTAGCCTCTGCCTCTGGCAATGCCACCAACAATGGTGAAGAACTCCGCGAACGCCAAATGGTTCGCTGGGGGATCCGTTACCCCCCTGACAGCACCGCTTTTGCTCATGGGAGTTTTAAGAAAGGCTTCTCCGCGAAGAAGTTTTTCCATGTTAAAGCACTTATTGGGGAGTCCCAGTACAAAGGCGATTCTGGGAACTCGCCCAGTGAACAAGCATTCTACGTCGTGTACGGGGGATCACATGACGGCTCCAGTGCCACCGGCACTTTCACTGCCAACGTTACCATTACATACACTGCAGTGTTCTCGGAGCCCAAGACTGTGGGCCAGTCATAAAGGCACAGTGCAAACACACACCTGTTGTGTACATTTATTTTCTCTATTTTATATATTTCTTTACAAATAAAACATGACTTCGCAATGCGCAGTTTACGACTTCACACTTTCAGAAAAGTACGTGGAGGATCACAAACAACTTATCACTGCACTCAAAGGCTGGGTTACCCGTTATGCCTTCCAACTTGAAAAGTCTGACACTGACTATGTCCACTACCAAGGTCGCGTTTCTCTGGTCAAGAAGCGTCGCCAGAATACTCTGCGCAGGATGATGAAGGATGTTGACGTCCTTAAACACGCCCACTGGAGTGTTACCTCCAATGGAGCTATGGGGGACAATTTCTATGTCCTAAAGTCCGACACCCGCATTGACGGTCCCTGGACTTCCAATGATCCCAAGTCCCGGTATCTGCCGTGGCAATATGGGGATCCTCTGCGCCCGTGGCAGCAGGCTGTTATTGATACCAAGGAGGTTAAAGACCGCCGCACTATTAACATTATTGTGGACCCTAATGGTGGTGCGGGTAAATCTTTTATCGCCGGCCACGGTGTTACCCGGCACGGTGCCATATGGCTCCCTGTTAACTCTGACGCGGAGCGTATTATTGCTACTGTGTGTGACAAAATGGAACAGAAGGATTGTTCCAAGACACATCTTATTATGGTTGATATTCCCAAAGCGTTTAACAAACAGCGCTTAAGTACTGTGTTTACTGCAGTC